CGACGATCCAAAAGGGTCGGTGGTCTGATTTGCTTGGCTTGTAGTAAGTTCTTTGGTCCACGCCGCGTTGTCAAACTGCTCCGTGTACGTCAGCAGATTCCGCCGCCACGTGACGTTCGCCGCAGACGGGTCGTACCACGCACCCTGCTCGTTGTTGGCGAACAACGCAGCCACGGCTTGCTCAAGGGTCAAGCCAACAGCCCCGGGACGGTTCAGGGCGAGCGAGAGGGCGGAGAGGTACATGGCTTAGAACAGCGCGATGAGCTTGGTTGCCGTGGTGCCAGCCGCCGAGTTGCCGATCTTGATGGGCCTGATGGGCAGGATGGTGCCAGCAAGCGTGCCAGCAAACGTGATGGCCGTGGCGGGCGCGTCAGGGAAGTAGGCAACTACGTTGCCGCCGCCGCCGATGTAAAGCCCTCGAGGGCGCACCGTGAACGTGACCTCTGCGCCGTCGCCAATGACAGCCACAAGGTTCGCGGGATTGGGATTGTCAGCCGTCGTGTATGCCGGTTCAGCCATGGATCACACCTCAGTAGCAGAAGGACTCTGGTAACCGCTGAACATGTTCATCACGTCACGCAGAGCGGTCGGCTGGTTCGTGGGTGCTTGCGCAAGGTTCTTGACCGTGTTGCTGGTCTGCTCCATCACCTCGGACTGCTCCTTAGCAGCCATAGCCTGATTGCGAGCCTGACGGACCACAGCAACCTGATCGTTGGCCACGATGAGCTTGGGGTCTACGCCCAGCATGTCGCTGTAGGCATCGACCCACTGGTCCGCGTCAAACTTGTCGAGGACTTCAGGGCGCATCTGCGCGACTGCGCCAAGGGAGCCGACGAAGCGGTCAACGCTGTTGGTGCCAATGGCTCGCTGCGCCTGCGCGAGCATCGAGACGAACTCGACGTTGAGTTCCATGCCCTGCATTTCAGGCGGCGCGGGCGGCAGGATGTTGGCCTGCACCATGCGGGTGAACGTGGTCTCGATCAGCGGGTCCAGCAGCTCGTTGTGCAGGCGCTCAAGGACCGGGCCAAGCATCAGCAGCTTCTCTTCGTGCCTTTCAGCCACCTCAGTGGCCGTCATGCGCGTGTCCGTGGCGTTGGCCAGCATCAGGAACAAGTCGGCGTAGAACGCACTGCGAATGCGCTCGCGCACGTCCATGATGTCGCGCAGCAGGTGGTCAAGGTTGAGGTTGACCTCAAAGGCCGTCCTGATGCCAGCCTGCGCACTAGCGCCATCGACGTAGGAGATACCGCCGGGCAGCGTCTCCACGTCCCTGTTTTTCATGCTGGTAGGCACCTGCAACGGCGGCTTCGTCTGGTAGTCGATGCCCTGCGCCTTGCGAAGCTGCTCATGCTGGAGCTGCTTGATATCCCCCAACGCCTCCATGCCGGGGCTGTTGCCGTATACGTCGCCACCAGCGGTAGCCCAGCGCGGAACCAGCACTGGGAACTCCTCGAAGCCGGACTCGCGCAAGTACTGGTCGGGATCACTGTTGATCTCGAAGTAGCACGACTTGAACGGCATGTTCTTCGCGTCACGCTTGGTCACGTCGCGGTCAGATCGAGGCTCGATGGCGTGGATGACGGTCACCCACTGGTCGAGGCTTCCGCGGTCAAACAGGTTGCGCGTGGACAGCGAGCAGTTCTCGTAGCCGAACTCCTTGACCAACTCCGCCACGGTCTTCTCGAACTCGCGGTAGAACGTGTTGACGTGGCCTTGGTAGTCAGTGGTGATGGCAAACTCGCCAACCGTCACCGGGTAGTGGTGGATAACGTTGTTGTAGTCAGGCAGCACAATGGAGGCGCTGGTGCCGAATGCGCCAAGCTCTTCGTAGATTTGGTGCAGTGCGCGGTAAGTGTTCGACTTCTGAAACACCAACTGCATCCGCTGCGTCACGTCATTCAGCCACAGCTTGACCGGATGGTAGTTGTTGAGGTCAGGGTCAGCCGTGGCAAGGCGGAACCAAGGGCGAGCTGGCGACGTAGCGCCTGCCATCATTCCTGCGCCAAGGACGCGAAGGGCGCGGGTGCCGGTGCTGTCGTAGATGTTGTTGTGCCGACGCTCGCCGCGGTTGCGATCCTGCGGGAAGTAGCGGCCATTGCGAGGCAGCAGGTAACTGGTGATCTCCTGCCAGTGGGCAACCCAACTAGCACGCTCGCTCTTGAGCACGCCCCAACGGGTTAGGAGCTTGTCACGCCGAGGCCCACGCTTTTCGTAGCTGTAGTTGTTGGGTTCCATTACTCACCAAGGAGGCTTGTCCTGCCAAGCTGAAGAGCGTTGGGGTCAACGCCTCGAGGTCCGGTGAGCATGGTGCCTGCTGCGCCTGCCTTGGAGGCCTCTTGAGCCGCCTGCATGATGGCGCTGATGTCGGGCTTCTTGGCGTTGGCGCGGGCCATTTCCTGCTCGCCACGGCGCTGCTGGCTGGTTGCACGGGCCTCGGCCTCGCGCATCTGCTGCTCCTGCATACGCAGGCTCTGCTTCTGCTGCTTCTTGCCCTGCTCGCCTGAGTAGATGCTGGACCCAATAGTTCCAGCACCAGCAATGCCAGCGCCGATTAGGATTGCTGCCGATACTGGGTCAGCCATGGTTGAGTTCCTTCGCGTAGTAGATGAAGTCGGGCGCGTATCCTCGACGGCGCAGGACCAGCTCGAGGGCCGTAGCCGGGCGCGTATGCCACACCAGCAGTTCAGCGCCTGATTCCTTGGCGGCGATCTCGGTGGCCTTGATGAGCTGCCTGCCGAGGCCAGCGTTGCGGTTATCCGGTGCCACAAACAGCAGATCGTTGTGGCAGTAACGCAGGTTGGCGAAGTGCAGGTGCTGCATCACCACGTTGACGCTGTAGCCGACGAGCTGGTTGTCCTCGTCATGGGCCAGCAGGATCAGCAGGCAACCGAGCTTCTCAAGCTGCTCATAGCGGTCCCACTGAGGGTCAATGCCCATCAAGTGCTTGCGAGGCGCGAGTTCCGCCCAGTGCTGCTCAAGTAGCGGCTGGGCCTGCGCTCGCATCGCCTCGAGCGTGCCGATGCTGATAGTGGCCACGGCAGGACGCTAGGTAAATGCGCCGCGCTTATGGTCACAATGCGCTGTATGGGTCGTGTTCGCGCCGTCGAGCCTTGGACGGGTCGATGCCATACAGCATCTGCTCCATGGTCTTTGCCTTGACAGGTGACGCAAAGGTCAGCGCCAATGCGTCTGCGAGGTCAGGCGATGCGCCACCTTGAAGCCTTTTCTTGATCTCGTCCTTGGCCTCGAGAACCTTGCGGCCTTGGGCATCGAACCAGTAGATCGGCGTGGCCAGCTCGGACTTGAGCACGGGGTCGTTGGGGATAGCTCCGGCCTTGAGCCACTCGGCCATGTTGACCCACATCTCGGTGCGGCGGTTGGCGTAGAGGTTGGGCTGGTTGGCCTTGCCGCCGAACGGGACTTCGATCACGTCGTACCTGAGCTGCCTAAGCCGGTCGATGAGGCCAGCGCCAGCACCACTGTCAATAAATACAGCGTCTGGTTGCCAGTTCTCGATGAGGTTGGCGGCACGGCTAGCCAGCTCCATGTTGTCGAGGCCACGGTAGGTGTCGAAGCCATGGACGATCAGGCCCTGCCGACGGCAGAACACGCTACGGTCATCGCCAAACCGCGCAGGATCGATTCCTAGCACCTTTGGCGCGAGGTTGATGTCGGTGGCCGGGAACTCCCGCTTCGAGGCCATTTCGGCATCCAGCAGGCTCACAAGCTGGTCGGTGCCCGCAGCCGTGAAGTCGCACAGGTATTCGCGGGCGAAGCTAGCCTCCGACATCGTGCTTTGGAGGCGGGTCACTTCCGCGGCCTCGAGGGCTTGCGTGTCGTACACCGTGAACCGGGCAGCCCACCAGTCGGGTAGGTCAGCGGCTCGGTAGAACAGCTCGCTGAACAGGTTGATGCCGCTGGGCGTGCCGATGAACATGGCCCAGCCCTTACGGTCGGACAGCGCAGGCTGCACGATGTCCTCCCAGACCTCGGGGCGGATCTGCGCAACCTCGTCGAGGACTACGCCGTCGAGGCGGACACCGCGCAAGGCATCGGGGTTGTCGGAGCCAAAGACCCTGATGGTCGCGCCGTTGTGCTTGAACGTGATCGTCAGGTCCGACTCGCTGTATTCGCATACGCCAGCGATGCGTGCCTCATCGAGCTTTTCCTTGGCCCTAGCCCAGAAGATGACCTTGGCCTGCTTTAGAAACGGGGCGCAGTAGGCGTAGACAGGCAGCGGGTCTTTGCTCTTGAGCGCGTGGTGGATCAGCCGCATCAAGGCCAGCTCGGTCTTGCCTGCGCGGCGATGTAACGCCAGCACCTTGAAACGAGCCTTGTTCTCATGCACGCGGCGTTGCCAGTCACGCGGCGAATACTCGAGCTTGATATTGCGAACAGTCACGTCTCAGGCACGCCAGTCGTGAGGTTCACAGTGATACCTCCGCTGTGCTCGACATTGGTGCGGTCGCCATAGCGGTTGGGATACCACCTAGCCAGCAACCACTTGTCTGTGTCAAGCATCAGCCTGCGGTGCTGCACGTCATCAGGGTGATTGCTTGGCTCAGCCGCCAACTGGCGCATACGGGCCGCGATCACGTCGCCCATGTCTTCGCGTGCGCGTGCGTAGTCTGCGGCGAAATCTTTGTCTTTCGCCAGCCAATCATGCACCGTCCTCAAGCCAACCTTGTTTGCGTCACACCAGCTTGCCAGCGTATTGCCTTCGCTGACCCAAGTGCAGATGGCGTTAGCCTTCGCTGGGTCCACTGGCTCCGGTGGTCTCCCCCTTGGCCTCCTCGTCAACACTAACTCTGCGCCATTCCCTTGGGAGTTGGTTGCGTCGTTCGTAGCGGCAGATGCGTCCGACAACGCCTTTGTCGAGCGAGAACCTTTTGGCGATTTGGCCATAGGAGAGTCCTTCGTATTCGTGGAGGTCGCGGATTTGTTTGATGGTTGCGTCGGAGATTGTGGAGCGATGGTGGTGTTGTCCGATGACTCGGCCATTCTCGTTGAGTGCGATGTGGATGGTTCGCTTCACAGTCTACGCATACGGTGATCGTGCTTGTTTAGGCGCTTGGTAGCGCGGATCCTGCGTAGTCAAGCGAGCAAGTCGAGACAGTCCGACTGCGGCATCCGCAAGCTCCGCGTTGGCTTGCTCGAGGTCCGCGATGACCAGCCAGATGTTGTTGGTTGCCACGACGCTGGCATCCTTGGTTTCCTCGGCCTCAGTAGTCCAGTCAACCTTGGTCACGGCTTCCATGGTTGCC